TGATAATTTTTTACTACCTAATAGAATTGACTTTCCAACTCCAAAAGCACCAACTTCCATCACATTCCCAGCAGCAGTACCTACATAACGACTAGCTGCATGGGTGTTATTCGTAAAGTTTTCATTTACTTTTGCGCCGGTCGAACGAAATGTATCACCACCTGCGCCAGTCGGTGCTGAACCAAGATTAACAGTTTGAATTGTCATTTTCTTACTCGCATAAAAAAGCCCCTAAAAAGGGGCTTTAAAGGGGTTTAAATTAAGGGTAAAAAACTTGGGTGAATGTCGTTGAGATTTGCCAAACATCACCGCCCAAACAGCGTGGTTGATATTCACCTGTTTTAACTCGTACCTCACCGTCTAATGGCGAATCCCATAGAAACGACTCAGCGCCTTTGTGGTCATCAAAGAATGCTTTGATTTGCATAATTTCGGCTTTATAAGCCGTTCTTTGATAAGTCCATTCACCAGATCGGTTATTAATACCAATTGAAGTATTCTGTTCATAACCATCGCCAAATTTGCTTGATAACGTATTAAAGCGCTGAGTATTACTATTTCCGTCTAAGTCGCATTCGAAAGTGAATTTAAGGTTGCTCATAAATTGAATCCATAAAAAAACCGACCTCTAAATGGGTCGGTTTAAATATTTAGTTTCATTACATTTTCCAAAGATATGTACAGATAATCAAAGTGATAAGGATCGCAACAAAGCGCCATGCTTTCATTTCAATACCTCAATCAACTTAGAAATTGCTGTCAATATTGGCGCTGCTTGCCAGATCAAAATTCCAATTAAGAATGCAAGGACCATAATGTAAGTCCATACTCTTAATGCTTTACTGTCTGAAAGTTTATTCATTACTTTATCAACCTGTACATTTAGGTTAAAATTCATCTATGTTCTGATCCTCAAGTCTGGTTTGTGGGTTGGAAACAAAAACCCCAAGAGCTGTGAACTCTCGGGGTTTTGTTTTGGAATTAAAAAACCCACTCATTCGAGTGGGTTACTTTGATAATAAACCGCCTTGTCGTTGCTCTTGCCGGATAATCGTTCTAACAGCATTACCGATCATTTGACCGAGCTGCTTCTGATCCTGAGTATTAGCGCCATTAGTGTTTACACCTGAATCAGTTACATACACTTGGATTGTGACAGGCTGTCCAGAAGATGAAACTGTTCTCTCCAAACTCCCACCTGAGTTAATGGCGTTCAATGTATCAACACCAACTCGCTTGGTAGCTGCGGCATTGAGTACATATTCCTGACCATGAACTACACCTGCAACATCACCACGCCCCATGTTGCCTGTATATCCACCAGTTGAGAAACCAGTTATACCGGCAACACCTTGAGCCATAATCAAACCAGCATTAACATATCCAGTGGTTTTCATCATAGTAGATAGCGGTATACCTTCTACTGGACCTAAGCCGATAGGTGGTGGCGCAAGAGCGGCAGCGGAAGCTAGGTTTCCATAGATGACTGCCTGAGCTGCTGCCATGGTTTGTTGGATAAGGTACATTGCTTTATACGCACCTGACTGCTCTCCTTGGGCATCCTTAATAATGCTAGTCATGGTTCCCCATGTTCCTTGAGCAGCCGAGATCATGGAAGAATACATATTTAGCTGCGTTTGGTTTTGGTTGAACTGCAAGTCACTATATTTTTCTGAGTACTCCTCCTGGATCTTGTATTTGTTTTGCTCGTGAAGCAAAACAGCATCTTCAATCCGTTTGTTGTATTCAAGTGTTGTTATCACTTTTTGCTCAAGTTGGATTTTTAGCTCATCTCGCTGATTAATCAGGTTGTTGTCATTTTCAGCGTATGCATTTCTTTCACCAAATTGCAGTGAAAGACCTGCTCGCTGTTCAAATGGTGCAGCTAAAAGATCTCTTTGCTGTTTTAGTTCCTGCAAAGCTTTTAGATTAGCCTGATTATATGCCGCTTGGCGTGCAGCCTTTGTGAGGTTGATTAATTCCAGCTCATGTTGATATTGCTCATCAAGATACTTAATTGCCTCATCACGTTGTGACTTACTTAATTCAATGTCGTGTGCCGCAGAAAATTTCTTACGATCAAAACTTTCCTTAAGTAACTGCTCTTCGGTCAAGTTGAATTGCTTATAGTCATCCAACTTGGTTCTTAACGCTTGTTGAGCGATTGCAATATCATTATCGGCACGTGCTTTTAGTTGTGCTGTGATTTCTGCCTTACGTTCAGGTGTAAAGTTAGCCTTATCAACATCTTCCAACTTCTTAGCAAGATCATTTCTAATCTTGGTCACTTCATCAGCTACATCGTTTTCCAGTTGAAGGCGCAATTTAGCCTGATCTTCTGCCATTTTTGTAGCGTCTTGAAGTAATTTATCAAATCCCTTAGAGGTAATATCCCCAGCTGTATAGCCGTTAATACCAGCCATATAGCCTTGATAATCCTTCCAGTATTGGTTGTTATATTTACCAATACCTTTACCTTTTTGAACGTTACCTTCACCCGCATGATAGGCTCGTACCGCCTTCTCTAAATCTCCCTTGAAAAGTTTTAAAAGGTAAGACATGTACTTACCCGCACCTTCAGCAGACTGAGCTAAGTCATAACGGTCTTTTACACCATATTGCTTTGCTGTACCTTCAAGGAATTGGAAGCCACCTGCCGCTCCTGTGGACTTATTGTAAGCTCTAGCATTACCTCGTGACTCAATCATATGAATTGCAGATAAGGTCCCAGCAGGCAAGTTGTACTTAGATTCAATGTCAGAAAAGTTGTACTTCGCTGCATTAGCTTGAACCTTTGCATTAATGCTGAGTACTTTTTGCTGTTTTTCGAGCTCACTTGTGTGTTTGCGCTCGGCAGCTGTTAGTTCATCTTTCTTATCTTTCAGAACATCAAGGGCCTTTTGTGCCTGAGCAACTAAATCCATCTCCTCTTTAGTTACGATTGCAGTAGTACCAGGAGGTGCTACGGCTTGCTTTGCCTTTTGAAGCTCTACGATCTTTTTAACAGTTTCTTCACTGTAGCCAAGATTTAATAGCGCCAACTCTTCATTAGAGTTCAAAACTTCAGTTCGAAGACTATCAAAATATCCTTTCTGTGCTTTTGCAGCTTTATCTGCGGCATTGGCATTACTATTTAACTCATCAGTATTTCCCTTTACTTGAACAGCAGCATTTTGTGCTTGGTTGCCAGCAAGCTGTACATTAACAGTAAATAATTTCAGTTTCTCCGCAGATAAATTCGCTTTTGACGAGTTCTCATCATACTGCGCGGCTTGCTTTTTAAGGTTTTCATATAGATCTGTAGGTAACTTAATTTTATTTAAGCGCTCAATGGCTTCTGTATAGCTGATAGTTCCTTTACGAGCCTCTTGAGAAATTTTTTCAACTTCCCAATTGCCACGAGCATAGTTTTCGATATCAATTAATGCAGATGCAACAGAACGTGACGATTTCTCTAATGCTTCATTTTGGGCATTGAATGCTGCCGTTAGATCATCAACTGCCTTTGCTTTATCATTGCCAGCTAATTTCTTTAATGCCTCATCTGTCTTTTCCGCAACTCGAGCCTGTTCTTCAAGTTTTTTATTAGCTTCCGCTGTGTTGTCTCGCATTAACAAATAGCCAGCGGCTAAGCTAGCTACAGTAATACCAATGCCTACAGGTCCACCAAGAACTCCGAGTAGTCGTGCACCAATTCCAACACTTGCAGCCCCGGCTGCGGCTGATCTTGATTGGGCTACTGCTAGGGCTTCTTCTGCTAATGCCAATTCACGCGTAACTTGAGCCTCAATTTTCTTTAACTCAGCCATACGAGTTAATGTCGCTGTTCTGCCTTTTTCGGTAATTTGTGATTTTAGGCGCTGTACTTCTAAGGCCTTCTCAGCAGCAATAGCAGCTAAAGTTGCTTGGGTGTTAGCAACTACTGCTTGAGTGCTAATTACTTGTTGAGCAGCAGCAGAACGTTCAGCTTGAATTGCAGCATATTGCGTTATTGTTTGGGCTGCTAATTCCTTCGTTTTTGCAGCTACAGCAACACCAGAGGCATAAATTGCAGGAATGTAGGTTCCAAGCCAATAAGCACCACCAACCATCATTGCAGATGTTAAAACATCTAAGTTACCAGCAAGCGTTTTAATAGAACCTGACAATACTTCTGCTGCGCCAGATCCCTTTCCAGACTCGCCAACAAACTTAGTAATTTCATTGTTAAGCAGCGTTAGCGATTGGCTAATAGTGATGTCTGTTTTAGCAAATAAGGCATCTACATCTGCTTGAACATTCTTTAAGGCCTTAACGATTTCTTGGGAAGTAATTTTCCCTTCCGCTGCTACTGTGCGTAACTCTCCAACAGTTATACCCATACCTTGAGCAATTGCTTTTGCTAATGCTGGGGTTTGCTCCATTACAGAGTTAAGCTCTTCACCGCGCAATGTTCCACTTGCTAATGCCTGCCCAAACTGAACTAAAGCTGCATCTGCTGCTGCTGCACTTGCACCACTTATTGCTACAGCTTTTGATACTGTTTCAGTTAAACGTGCTGTGTCATCCATTGTGAGGTTTAAAGTTTTGGCATTATCACTAAAACGCTGGTAGACCTGTAGAACAGAATCCCATGCTGAATAGGTTTTTTGAGCAATTCGGAAGGTATCTTCTGTTGCCTTGTTTAACTCAACTTGGTTGTTAGTTACTAATTTGAGACGGTTTTGAAGACCAGTGTAAGTATCCATCTTTGAAACTGCTGCCCCGACTGTAACCAAACCAGCCATGTACCCTGCTAGCTGCCGAGTAGCTACTGATAATCCATCCATTGATTTAGTAGCAAAGTCTCCCTTGCGCTCAATGCTATCTAATTCATTGCCTAGATTACGCGCATTTCGCTCTGCATTTTTTGCATCAATTACAATGACGAGACGTGATTCTTGTGCCATCTTACTTTCCTCTAGGCAATAAAAAACCCGCTTTCGCGGGCTTTAATTAATTAGGTGTTATCTTAGGTTTTTTTCACAGTATGGAGATGCATTACTTAAGGATGGATCGGGAATATAAGTATACGTTGCTCCACCATAGTAATTAGCTCTTAACTCAAGCTTTGTACTAGTTTGCAATTTTATTGTTTGTTTCAAGCCAGATTGTAGAATAACTTCTGAGCCATTAATTTTTAGCTTCTCAAGTGAGTCATTGCCACCCCAGCTTGAACACATCAATCCAGTGCCATCCTTTTTAAATGCATATGTAACTGTGTACGGACCATTTACACCAGTCCAGAATCCATTTAACTCTGTTGATGTAGGTGTTGTTGCCATGTACTGATTATTTGTCATGTCAGAAGTTGCAGCGCAACCCGTAAGAGTAATAACCAAACTCATTAAAATAATTTTTTTCATATTCACAGCCTTGTTAAAATCAATATTAAGCAAACTTTAATCAATAATTTATTTTATTTATACATTTCTGAACAGCCAATATAATACTTGGCAGTAAATTCGTTAAGTTGTTCTTCTTTCACAGACGGGGTTGAGTAATTTGGTTGCGAATAAGCATCTTTAACAATCAATCTGATTATTTCTGCTCTTTGCTCATCTTTAATTATTGTGTTTACTGTTTCCAGACTAGAAAGAATAGGAACACCATTTTGTTTAGATGTCATAAAAGTTTGGGCTAGCTTAGCTAAATTTACACAATTTTCTTCATGCTGTTCTTTAGCTGATTTTTTATTAGGTGCAGAAAATACTGAGGTTGTAATAAATACAACTGAAATAAATAAAATAAAATTTTTCATGAAATACCCTCATATTTGAGGGTAATTTAGCAAACTGATCATTAAATGTCACATAAAGGAAAACCCGCACTTGGCGGGTCTTGTCTAATTAACTACTGATATTTGCTTTTAAGTTTCTGCCAATATCTAGAAGATCATTACTTCGTGAAAATTTATAAAATTTTTCGAAGATTTCTGATAACTCAATCATATCTACTGGATAAAAGCGCTCTTCCAACCATCGGGTAATTATCTTCCCATTCTGGAAACTTACATAATAACTTTGCGGTTTTTTAGTATCGCGATAGCTCATGTCATCTGCAATCTTCATAGCGGCTTCATATGCATATGGACATTTTAGAGCAGGATAGCGACTATTAAGGTTTTTTAGATATTCATCTAACTGAGCTACAACATCATGAGAATCATGCTTTTCAGGCTTAGCATTTAAATCCATGACTTCTAGATAGTGCTTAGCATCTTCAAAGTGAATAGCACGTAATTCACGGTAACTAGCTGAGTATTTAAAATGATTCTTTAAACGACTCCACATTTGAACAATTAAGTTCTTATTACCATTCGCTCGTGTATGAACAATGTTGTAGAGAACTCCTGCCTGCTCTGGTGAAATTGTTTGCTTACCATTTAATAGCCATTCCATAACAAGTGAATCGTAAGCACGAATTACCATTAAGTGGAATTTAGGGCTAATCCACATTGCATATGCATAAACTAGTTCCTTAACAACATATGTTCCTCTGTTGTCACCACCATTGATTACTTTTACGGCACTATGCAAATTTGCAGAGTGGTTCTCTGAAGTGGTCTGCAAATTTGCAGATGCCTCAATTTCTGCAATTAAATCTTTAGTTTGTTGGTTTCTCAAAAAGAAAGCTGGCTGGTGCTTTTGGTTGTGCCCACTTGCTTTATGAAGATCACCCAACATAAAACGACCTTCTTCATCTTGGCGAATCGTAAAGTCACCAATAACTAGAGGCTTATTGTTTGGGTTTAAAAAGTTTTGTGCTAAACTTGTCATAGGTTTAATTCCTTTGTGTGGGTTAAACAGAAGCAGATTGATCTTGGCGGATGTCTGCTTTTTTCTTGTCTATCATTTTCATGATTCAGCTTCTTTTGATGCTCTCTTAACTAACCACTCTTCAATTATCATAGTAAGTTGAGCTGTTAGAGTTCTACGATCCTTTTGAGTTTCCTCCTTAAATCGCTCCAATGTATGTTCAGGTAAACGAAAGTTTACTTGAGGGTCTGATCTTGCCATTTCTACCTCCAAGAAATGTTAGCACAAGCTAACAATTGCTAACATAGCAAATCATTTTACCTTGTGTCAATATACTTGCTAACAAATGCTATCAAATGTTAGGTAATAAAATGTCTGAAGATGTTCAGTTTAATCTTAGGATACCTGCTGAGCTAAAACAGCAAATTGTTGAGGCAGCAAAAAAGAATAGTAGATCAATTAATGCAGAAGCTCAGTTAAGGCTTGAGAAAACATTTGAGCTTGATAACTTGCCAGAACCAACAAGTCCAAAAAATATAAATGACCCCGAAAAATTGGAAAAATGGGCGCAATCAATTCTTAAAGAATTATTAAAACTTAATGATCTTTCTGACCGTATTATAGAATTGGAAGAACAAATAGAATATTTTGAGAGATATCAAAATGAACAAGACAAAAGAATCGATGGATTAGAAGGTCATTATTAAAAAAAGCACCTCCCGGTGCTTTTGGCGCAATAAAAAACCGCTATCTCTAGCGGTTCTTTGAATATTATTTTTGAGCAGTTGGCTTAGATGCCTGCTCGCCATTAGACGCAGGCACTTTGCGAAGTACTAGGATTACTAAAATAGCTGCTAATGTTGAGAAAGCAGCTGTTGCAACCCAAGGATAACCAGCATATAGCGCATAAACTGCTACACATAGAATTCCTATTCCTATCAACACGCCAAATATTAAACCAAGAAGGAATAATTGAGAGTTGTGCTTTTGATTCTCAATGTTAGCAGTGTTGATACGTTTATTTTCTGCCATTTGATGACGAGCCACTTCATGACTCATCGTTTGCTCATTCTCAACAATCTGCATTAAACGGCTAGCTAGACCAGGTTGGATTTCTTCAAAAGCCTTAACCAATTCGGGAGGTGGGTATGGTGAGTAGCTCTCCGCCTCTTCTACAGCAACTGATACATCATTGCCATTTTTGGTTGCGATGCCACGTTTAGTTCGACGATGTTGAGACATTAATTAGATATTTATAATGAGTTAAGTTCAGGTTGTTTGTTGCGCAAGTCACATGCGATTCTATTGGTAGCTTTTGTCATGTTTTTACCGACTGCTTCCCAATGTTTTGCTGCATTACCAATTGGTCGCGGATCTTCCATTTTTGCAGGCTCAACAGCATGTACTGGGACACGAGGTGCTAATACAAAAGCTGCTAGCAGACCTTCTGTAAAGTACTTCATACCTTTGTTCATTTTTTATCGCCCTTATATTTAGTGGGTGTCATAAAACATACAATTTTTATGACAGAAAAACCCTCTTATCATTCGATAACAGGGTCTCTATAGGAACAAGGGTACGCACTAATGACATTTATGTCAATAAGGAATCTTTACGGGAATGTCAAGGGAATAGGCGTATTATGTAACATCAAGTGCGCTATATCACGTCGCAAAGTCTAAGATATGTACCGAAAGTCAGCATTTAAGTCTTCGTCGCTCGTTGCGTCGCCTTCTTATGCGCCTCATCCAAGAACATATCGTCAAGCGTAAAGATACAATCATTAAAGATGTATCGCTCAACTGGCAAGTCGTATTGTTCAACATAAGCATTAATTGCGGAAATATCTAGCGCCAGAGGAACACCTTGTTCATAGCGTCTAGATCTTGAAATTGTGTTATATGCTGAAAGAATGGCGTTCGCGACATAAGAATATTCTGGCTGCTCAGGTAACTTTACGCCGAGTGCTTCTCTTTGCTTTTTTTCGTGGTCCGTGAGCCCCGCGTATTTGTTTGCGTAGGTGTAGAGGGTTGTGACTTTCCCACAACATCATCTCGATATTGATTTGCTTCGGCTTGGATCTTTTCTGATTCAGTGCGGATAAATGACCAGATAGAAACGCCTAAATCACCCATATTAAGTAATTTAAATGCATTCTCACCATTGAATGTAGGCTCTGTTTTTACCAACTCACCTTCAGGGTCTTCCTCAACAAAAACCACTCCCTTCCAGTCTTCAATTAAATGGCATGCAACTGCTTCCAATAGTAATTCATGAAAGAGTTTGTCATCGGGTGAAGCTTTAGCAACATCAAATCCTTTAGCTGTGATTTGGTTATTCGCACGTTCTAAAGCTACTTGATAAGGCTTATATCCAATGCCTCGGATTTTGAACTCAGCAAGTACATTACCTTCTTCATCTTTATATTCGCGCCACAAACTAACGTCTTTATTTCTTTGAATATTGACTTCAAGAGCCATGTTATATCTCCAAATAAGAAGGCAGCAATAAAGCTGCCAAATCAGTATTAAGGTGTAACTGGCGCAATCACACGAGTAATAACTGGCGATACGCGAATATGGTTGTAGTTGATGTCGACTGTGATGGTGTCTTCTCCACCGCCATCAGGGTGATTAGCTTCAGCCACTTCTAATTGTGGGAACTGGAATGCATAACCATTACCTGCATCATCTTCAATAGAGAATTCTAAAGGCATGGTGTCACGGGTCTTAATGAAGTCGATATAAGCTGCTGATTGCGCAGAGAACATGTATTGGGTGTTGACGGTGATATCAACAATCTTTTCAAGATAAGTCGTCGCTGTGAGCTTCTGAGAGCCAATACAACGGATTGCTTCCATATTGTTGTTAATTGTCAGTTCAAGAGACTGCATACAAGCAGTGCCCACCACTGTTTCACCATTAACTTTAAGATCACCGACGTTAAGCGCTGAAACAAGGACTAATTCAGGAACTGGTAAAGGTGAAGTAACAGGGTTTGTAGTTGTGCGCTCAAACAGAGTGCCCATCAAGCCAAATGTAGCTGTGATTTTGCCAGTAGTAGCAATAGACATCGTAGCTTCATTTATGCGTACACCACGGTAAATAAATACCTGGTTAATATCTTCAAAAACTTTGACGAAGGTAAATGTCTTTCGCACATTACCGCCAAAGTTAAGAACATCACTGGCCCAGTTATTCATTGCAACTGCTGACCAGAAGTCATCAAACAAGCCAATAGATAATTCAACTTCTAAAGAACCTGTGATTTCTGCTTCAGTTGCAAAACCCCCTTGACGGAAGCGGGTATCTGCAACACTGCTGGATGCTTCTGTAGTGACGTTTTCAGTTAAACCATCAGTCACACGACGAACAGTCTTCCATACAGGGGTAGTTGGTAATACTTCGGGGGTTTGCTCTTCAGCATAGTAAAGACGGATCTTTGCACCAGAACTCATCTAAGTTCTCCTTAATTTTCGGGCATTAAAAAGCCCTCGAATTGAGGGCGTTGTTTGGTTAGATTTAAAATCTGATCAAGATATAAAGATTTTCAATTTACTCGATAACCAATTGTTACGTTGTACTGAATGAAGTCCCCATTACTCCCGAGGTTCTGCGCTTGACCTTGCAGGACTTCTAACTGACCGCTCTTAAAGTATTCAAAATGGGCTAACCAAGCATCTGCAAGTTTTGTAATTGCTACTTCGTGAGTATTTAAACGAGCCATACAGTTAATCGAGATAATTCCGGTTCGTCTTGTGCATGGTGTATCACCAATTGCAGCAATGATTGAGCCACCCCACAAGACATTAATGTCACACCACAGTCCATCAACCGGCACAGTAAAATCTTTATTGGGATATTTGATTCTGGTCTGGTCAATGCCAGTAAAGGCCATTGCTTTGGTGATAATGGCTTGTCGTGCTTGATCTAAAGTCATTGCCATTTTAACCACCGTATTTCTGAGCAATATAGTTAAAGGTTGTGGAATAAACGCCTTGAGGAGCTTGTTGTGAAAACCCATTGATACTTTTAATAACGTATCTTTTAGCCTTTTTGTCGTAGGAGCCTTTTTTGACTGGATTTGGATATTGACCAAACTCAATAGCAGTGGCGTATGGCGCATTTGTTTGGATGTAGACAGTTGAGTAAGGAACTAGACGAGATAAAGCGCTTGTGCCCTTGCTAATGGTTGAGCCGCCACCTTTGTCTTTCTCAGCTTCATTAAATGATTGGTCAGTCTGGTTAATGCTGACTCTATGTGATGCTCTAAAAGCACCTGTATCTACAGGACTGGCTAATACAACTCCACCCAATGCATCAATGACAATATCTTTCTGTTTTTTGGTTAGGTCTGCTTCAATAGTCTTAATGAAGGCGCTCGGTTTGCTTGTCCAGCCCATTGATCATCTCCACTCGCACATTGCCACGCAAAAGCCGCGTATAAACTCGATCTTTTTTCTTATTAACTTTAAATGGATATGGCATATAGCAGATCAATCCTTTTTCCTCATTTGCCCATATAACATGGTTAATGAGATTGCCATTCACATATATACGACGTCTACCTTTACCATCACCTACACTATGGAACATTTCACACCCTCCTTAACTGACAGGTCCACACACTTGATGATGGATCCTGACCATAACTCACAACTCGATAATTGCCACCTTCAATCACCCAAATATCATTAACATCTGGCTTAACTAAAGTTCCTGCTGAATCCTTCACTTCATTTTGCAGTAGCACGGCTTTAGAGTCTGTTGCTCGGTAATCTATAGGCTTGACCAAATCTTTCAAATATGAGCCAAATAGGACGCCTCTGCCGCCATATACATATTCAGTGTAAGTATCTTCACCAGTGGCGGGATTAGAACTAACTAGTTTTTTGCGGGTACAAGTGAAGGTAGCTACTGCGTCTGCCAGCTCATCTTCAGCATCAAAGGCAGCGCCAAGTTCCTGCTGAATTTCATCACGCATTCCCATGGCTTACTCCGTAATGACATAAGTGTTGATGTGATACTTCTCGCTGAAGAATGGTTCTAGAAGGTCAAGGATAAATTGCATATCGCCACTTACTGATTCTTCTTTGCCCGCAACATAGGTCTTGCTTACAGATGTTCCTGATTGTGCGGAAACGGTCTTAGATGCAACTACACCTTCTTTAGTTGTGTAGAGTTGCCCTGCTGCTGCAAGCTTAGCCAAATAAGCTCCAGCCGTAAGGATTGCATCTGGCACTTCGCCTTCTGGATAGTCGGGTAAATTTCTAGCATTAAGCCACGCATTAGCCTGCACTACAGCTTTAACCGGATCACCAGTTCCCCACCAGTCAGGCCCTAGCTTTTGAGTCACACTTTCGACTGTTACATAGTTCATAGCTTAATCCTAAAAATCTAATTAAGAAGGACGGCCCGAAAGCCGCCCTGCTTTAGTTATGCACCGCCATTCAACGGGGCTTCTGGCACAGGAACCGCTACTTCTGGATCCTTAATGCCATAGTCACCCGCTGTTTTGGCAGGGTCAAACATGGTGCCTGCTGCTAACGTGTCAGTTGCATCATCAGCATATCGGCGGTCGGTTGGGTATTGGTATTTGTAGTCTGGTTGCTTCTCAGCCATGACTGCTCTCCTTAAAGGTTAGTAATTAGGAATCGGATTGAGGTGTCTTCTGGTTTGGTTACAAGTTCCCAGTTAGCTGCCTTCTGCAAATCAGCCCAAGAAGCGCTTAAAGACTCACGCTCTGTACCACCAGTTAAAGTGTCTTTAGGTGCAATGAAGCTAAAACCTTGCGGATGGATCAACATGTTGCGACGCGTCCAAAGGATTTCATGACCAGCACCATTACCAGTTGATTGTGTTTCTTCAACCTTCAAATCTTTTGGACCGGGAACAGAGTCATATGCAAATGCGCGTGGACCTGCAAGAATCGTGATGAACTTAGCGTTTGCGCCTGTGCCAATTTGCGTATTGGTATCTGTTTCAATGACTGCGCGCCCGTTGTAAACGGTGATTGGTGGCAAGTTATCACTTGTGGTCACTTGTTCAAGTAATTGCTGTTTACGCATCTTCGCAGCAATACGTGAATGCACGAACATCACACCACGTCCACGTAATGAAGCATTCATTGTGCTTTCCGCATCAATGTAGGCATCTACTGACCAACGTGAAGCATCTGTTGCTGTTGAAGCAGAGGTGTCAGTAGTGAATCGCTTGCCGTTCGCCTGGTCATAATTACGCAAGCCAATTACTGTTGCTAGAGCACGGTTTTCGGCAGCTTGTTGCCAATACTTATTCAGCATTCCACCAATAAGCTCAAGTGAATTGACCTTTGATAAATACTGCCCAAGAACAGACTCAAGAAAGCCTTCGTTCATATAAGCAACGCGGCCTTGCATTTCACCTGCATCAATCGTGCGAGGCATTGCGATATCAGTCAAAATGGTGTTGCCATAGTTCTGTTCAACATTACCATCCACACCGTTAATGTATGGAACGACGAATGTTGATGAACCACTTGTAAGCAAAGGACGTAAAGATTCATCAGATACGAATGCACCTGACTGCACGAGTGGCGAAACTGCCACAGGATTTGGACGCAGGTAAGATAAAACTACGTCACGGTTAAATACTTCTACTAAAGAAGGCATGGAGTTACTCCCAATAATTAATTATTAAAGTCACCATTCGCTACTGCTGCTTGGAACCCTTGAGGATCATTCTTTTGGAATTCCAATCGCTCTTGCGTGGTCATTTCACTTGGTTTCTTGGCAGCTCCACCACCTGAACCACCGCCAGAAGCCCCACTTCCTGACGCATTTGATGCAACAATTAATGGCTTGAATGCCACATTGCCGCGGAACTCTTTTTTGAGGTCATCAATACTTAAAGCACTAGGTTTGCCCTGCGAATCTAGTACACGTACTTTGACCTCACCGTTTTCATCAGTTTCAACTTGAAGACGATTTGTAATATGTGGAAGCAAAACTGCCTCCGAGCCTTTGATTGAAAGCTCACTTGCTAATGCTTGAGCTGTTTGCCCGACAGTTAATTTGTAGACTTGGTCTTGCAATGCTTTGGTAGCTTCTGCATGTTTTGCTTCTGCTTGCTCAAGCTTGGCTTTCCAAGATGCTTCAATTGCAGCCACATCACCTTTTTTACGGGCTGCTTCTTCAGCTTCTTTTTGGGCCTTCTCTTCAGCTTCGCGTTGTTTTTGCTGAGCTGTTTTCTTTTCACCAAGAAGTTCTTCAACTTTCCGTTTCAGCCCATCCAGTTCTGAATTATCTTGCTGCGGCAGACCTTCAACTTTTAAATAAAATGCGCCATCTTTTTCTTCGTAAAGCGCTTTCATTTCATCAGATAAGCCCTCTAGGCTATCGAGTTTGTATTTCATATTTTGCTCCCTGAGCGGTTTTGCAGTCACAAACTGCGGGCAATAAAAAAGCACCCGAAGGTGCTAAGGTTTGAATTAAGTTGTTTTACATATTTCTATAAATAACTGGCTTTAATGCTTGAGATGCAATCCAAATATCGTTACGACATACAGGGCAATTCAACACATAGATAGTTTCGTTTCTATCGCTCATGACTCGCAACTCATTCTTTTGAAATTCGATAACTGAATAACACTTGCCACATGAGTCTCTATAGGTCTGCAACTCGGGCGGCACACCTCGACTAATTACTTTCATAATCCCAACCTCTTAAACATTTCTTCATCTAGCTTTTTGAGTTCAGCAAGTGTGAATGGCTGACCTGTTAGCGGATCTACAAACTTATCAAGAGAATATTTGCCCTCTTTGAATAGTTTGTATCTTGTCGGCCCAAGCCAAGACTTTTGAAAAGCTGCATCTTGTTTATCAAACCAACCTTTGAAAGTTGTATTTGAATCCACAACGCCGATTTCACCTTCACCATTCACTTTATTGTTAAATGGTCGCATGCCGATGGTCTTTCCTGATTCATCAGATACAGGTATTAGAATCGATCTACAGTTGGGGTGAAGTGGCGGCACAGGATGAGGTTCATCTTTATTGTAAACCTTGTCTGAATAACCCATGCAGATTTTAGAAGTGCGGCTATCTAGTGTTGCGATGAACTTTACATACTCAACACCAATGATCTGATATGTTTCATTCAAGGCCACATTTGACACATGACTTCGAGCAGTTCGTACCATTGTAGAAATCTGGTTTCTACTCTGATCAAGCAAACCGTCTTGGTAATTAAGTGCTTTCTTGCCCTTAATCCGCTGAACAATTTGCTGGTTTGTCTGACCTTTAGATAAGCCGTCTCGAATAGTTTGCTCTACCCGAACTTTTGCATCGTCTGCGATCTTCTCGAATAGGTAATCAAGCAAAATACCGCCACTCAAAGGCGTTTTCTTTGCCTTGTTGAATAGCGTCTTTCCATTTGGTTCTATTTTGCGATTAGCGAGGGTTTTAGCCTGATATGTAGCTTCATACACCGCTAATGCAGTAGCGCTTACAGTGAAGCTCTCAAGCAATCCTGACGCTACACTTGCCTGCCAAGTCTGAACCAATGTTCTAACTTCTTTCAAAGCAGGTGTTGTGTATTGCGCTGCCATCAATGCAGTCTTTTCAGCGTCACTCAAGTCATCTAACAAATCTCTTAACTTTGAAAGCATCTCACTAGAGAGCGAATCAAATTGTGTTAGGAGATTATTGATTTCAGTTGAAGAGAGCCGATACAGATAGGCCTGATGTGAAACCAGTGCATCAAGTAATGCCTGTTGTGACAACTGGACGTTCATTTGTCACTCCTGCGATTTAAACCACCATAGGTCTATTGACTGACTCGCTTTCGATGCGTGTTTGCTCATCTTCAAAGCTAATTTCTGGCACTTTCCCAGTTGTAAGCAACTCATGGAATGTTTCCATACTCATTCGATTAGCAAGTACCATTTCCCAATAGAATTTAAGCGTATCAAGGTCAATCTTGCCTTTGGCGAAGTCTTGCTTAATTGTGAGTTTCGCTTTAGATCCGCTTCCATAATATGCAGCACACCATTTAAGCGCATATTCCATCGCCTCATTAGTATTGGCCACACACAAAGAAAGGACGCTGTACTGAGCAAGTTTTTCATTATTTGATTGAGTAGCCGTTTTATTGACTTGTTCCGTCTCAAGAATCTTGGCACCCATGGCCTGCATGTACTTTTCTTTAGCATCCATAGCCTGTTTTGCTAAGGTGCTTTCAGTGACTTGCTTGTAGTCAAATGATGAGCCTTTCGGAAGCATTAAAGGATTCTTAGAACCTAAGCGAACTCCATTTTTCTGCAACCAGTCACGCCAACCTTCATCAAGTTCATTAATAACTGGCTGAGCTTGTCCACAGATAAATACCATCTCTTCATAGCTTGCGCTGTTTTGATAATGGGCCAAGTTCATAGTGACAATTGGTTCTAATGGGATCGGGTCAATATTCCAATCATTAGCCAAAGACCCCAAAGGAATAAAAGGAATTTCATTCCATCTTTGGCCTAATGAATTCGTTGGATAAAAGATATCCCCGCCCTGTAGTTCTCCTGACTTATCTGTATAAACTTGAACGTTATATTCATTGTTTTCATCAAGTCGAAGTACGCGATAAATATTGATTTCTTTCTTAGAGAATTCGTCTTCTGGATCCTTTTCCGTAGTCTTCTCATGCAAGACAATAAGTTCAGGCTTATAGACCGAACCAACTCGCTTTAGACTCCAATTGATAATACTCAACGATTCATAAAAAACGATCGTTGGCCGAATGCCTAAGCTCTCTGCCTGCTGCACAGACACATTGCCGTCAGTAGTTGGATAATCAACAAATAAACCACCACGTGCATGTTTAAGCTGACCTTGCAAGGCAGATTGTGCAACTTGATAAATTGACTTACCCGTACCATCTGTATCGTATTTAAGAAAATCCATTCCATCTGGTTCGAATGTTGGATCCTCTGCAAATACCACGCCGACCATCTTGTTTAATGTGTCCTTAGAAATCTCATAAAACACAGCACGGGTTAAGTAAGCCAAATAATATTGATCATTCTGCGTTAAATCAGACGATACATTGGGTTTTGGTAAATAAAGTTCCCCACGGTCTTTAACTTTGGTGGAACCATCACAGACATCGTCGATAGTTTTCCAACGCTTTTTCATGTCTGCATAAGCTTGATGTTCAGTATTAACTGGCATTAGTAAACCATTCCTATATCTAGTGATCTTGCAGGACGAATAATCGGGAAGCGTTTAGCAAGAGGATATCCGCCAGCATCTCCCACATGGTCCAAGCCTGATTTCTTATCTGGCATTCCAAAATCGTCATAAACTTGCTGCTCAAAAGTTTCTGTGAGTCTTGGACATTTATTTGTATTGACTAAGAGTGTTCGCTCACCATTGCCATTTAAGATCAAAGCATTTACTGCATTAATTCGGTCTTTAATGTTCGGGTTTGTTGAATTTACTTCCACCCTTAAACCTTTCTGTCTCAATATTGCATGATCAGATTCGCTACTCTTTTTCGATGAAGTAGCTTGGCCTGCCGCATCAGGGATAATTGTCATCTCATGGTTTGGGAACTTTTCAATCAAAAGATCAGCCATAGTTGGCGTATCACGAACGCCTACCAGCTCATCTAAAGCTCTTGGCTTGCCATCTCGAATGACATAAACCACAGCAGCCATCTTTAAGACGTTAAAGTCCATACCAATGAGCAAAGCCTCATTAGGTCTAATTTCTTCATCTGTATGGTTTAAGGTCCGGTCGAAGTCTGGATAAACTGCTCCGCTCGTTAAATTAACAAACTGCCCTTTTAAGTAGGCTGAAATCAATTGAGGTGGGTAAGACTCAAACAATGATGCAATGTAGTCATCAGGAAGATTGGCTTCATTGTCATAAGTAGATGCCTGAATCATTCCATATAGAGCACGTTTAGCATCACTTAGGTTTGCTTCCTTAACAAACTGTTCATGAGTGAACTTAAAGCCCTCTGGCGTTGTTGCAACATCAATGCCGTTCAACAAACCAGCTTGTTTATATCGCATACGAGCAATGATCTTGCGCCAAGCTTGTTGAGCCTTGACCTTTGTCATCACATCAAGCTCATCAATCAGCGCATGACCAATCTTAAAACCTACAATAGTGTTGGGCTTTTCCATTGATCGGCAAATAATTGTGCTTCGATATTGGCGGCCATAGTAAAGATCAACTTCTTTGTTAGATTCATAGATCTTTGTCTTCAATCCCCAATCGAAAGCTACTTCATCAATCGTAGGGAAAAAGATATCTCGGATCTGCGGATAGGTTGGCGCAAAGTAACCTAACGGCACTTTAGGGAAAGACCAAGACTTATCACAAAGACTTGAACAACCTACCCAAGTTTTACCTGAACCAAACCCAGCAACGAACGCTCTAAATTTATTTGGTAATTGTAGGAAGTTAGCCTGAGGCACATTCAGTGTTGGATTGATGTTCGGCATCTTTTTTTACTCGCATCTACAACATGAATAGTCACCTGTACTGGGGTTACATCTTCATCTTCTTCTGGATTAAGTTCTTTTTGGAGTTTCGCTATTTCAAGCTCTTGTTTCTTCACTTGAAGTTCACTCACCTTATCCAATCCTAGCAACTTAGCTTTACCCATTGTTGCGGCAACTGCCGCAGACACCTGAACCCGCTCTCCTTCAAAAGCTGCTTTACGTGCTTCTTCTAATTCTTGAAGTAAGTCATCTACAGTCAAATTATGGCGGGTTTGATGTTCCTTTCTAATTAGCTCAAGCCTTGTGGTAATCTTGGGGTTCTCAAGTAATCTTTTAGCCTCACGGTTGACCGTGTTTTCATTCATTGAATCCGCATCGTAGGCTTGTCGATACGCCTCCGAAGCGTTCCCCAATTCGATAAACAATTGGCAAAAGTTCTCTTGCTTCGGAGTTAGTTTTAACTCCGCCATAAATCTCACCCATTAAAAAACCGCCTTTCGGCGGCTCTTGACGATTAGTAAATATCTTTATAACTCACACTGCCCTGCCCATAGGAGGCAATATTTGTCATTTCTACTGCACTAAGTTTTTTGTTCTTAAGGCTGATAGTAATTCGTGCACCTTTGCTGGCAGCATAAGAAGCAATATTGGTTAGGTCTGCGACTGTGTGTTTAGCAGCATCCAATTCTAAACCACCACCATATGAGGCAATATTTACAAGTTCTTGTTGAGTATACATTTAGAATCTCTAATTATTAGGAATCATTATACTAGCCCAATACAACAGCTCACTCCAACACATACTTAAGATCATCAGGCGTTTCCAAATAACACCCATGTTTATTGCAGAAGGCGTGAATGTCGTTTAGGTATTCAGTGAATTGAGCTGTACTTGCGTCTGTAGTGCTCATTAACTCACAAAGGCCATTTGCCACATCTTGGTAGAGTGGATGTTTAGAATCCTTCAGCTCTCTAACAGCCTTGAATGTTTTCTTATATTGGCCAACGTCATCACGGTCATAGATTTTTGCTAAGAAGTTCTTCTTGAAGAACAGATGCTCATAGTCTTTATCTGTACCTTGACGTTTAGCCCATTGATTAAGCCACATCCAGTACAAGCGGTTTTGAGCCTTTGTCCGGTCTTTCTCTTGTGGTGCAATCAATACGACTAAAGGCTTCCCTTCACTCGCTGCCTTTGCATGATTAGTATTGAGATACCCAATTACATAGTTGATGTCAGAATGGTTTTTGATGACGAATCTTGGTTCCATTTTGACCTCGCAATAAAAAACCACCCGAGGGTGACTTAACAACCTGTTGGCTGAGCTACCGCACGAACTAGAGCCATGATGCCTGTCTGAATGTC